CTTTGTAATCCTGGAACAAGAGTTCCGGAATCACTTAGGTTACAGGAGCCAAGGTGTTATAGGTCACGCTCAATCCGGTTCTACGCTACTAAGTAGCATATGTAGTAAGGTAACTGTATTTGTCAATACAGCGAAACATTAAATGCCTTGTGGAGTTTACACTAGATAGGAGGTATGCATGCATATCCAACCACTAGGGAAACACGACGGTTTCGTCGCTATCCCACATCGGCAAATGGTCGCTCGTCTTGAGACGATACCTTTAGAACCACGCTTGAAGGAGGACTTTTACAAGTCTTTCCATACTTGGTGTAACTCATCTGGGCCTACATGGTCAGTAGACAGAACCAAGGCACTCAGAGATTGTATAATGCAATCTCGAGCCCAAGGAGGTTTATCACATAAACCAGATTGGGTCAGTACAACCAAAGCAGGGAACCTTCGGGGACTCTATGGACGTTTGTATGGTGTAGCACAAACCTCGTATAAAGGCTTCCGCGCGGTCCTCAACCTACTGAATATCTATTCCGTATGGACAAGGACTACGTTGGATCTGATCACTAGGACCGAGATCGTCAACGAAATCAACCAGTCACCAACGGTTGTTAGTAATTCAGGGTCGCCGGGTAGCAAGCAAATGCGCAAGCTACATGCATTGTGGCATTCCAAAGGGTCAGCCTTTAACCATAACCCAGGTCTGAAGAGACCTACACGTGTAAAGTGTAAACACGCGACCCCCCTTGCTCAGGTACTACCTGGCAAGAAGTCGCACGTGGCGTTACTTGGTATAGACTTATATCGCATAAAGAACTCTATGCCATATATCCTCCATCCCGTGGCTATTCGCCAAGGTTTGGGTGGTTGTCTAATTGAAGACAATCCTGCTTATAATGTTCAGCATTGGACATCGATAGCCCAACAGCAAGGATATACCGATTCAGAAATTGAATCTATCGTATCAGACGTTACAAGTCCTAACCCTGTGTTAAGGCTAGTGACAGAAGCCAACGTCGGCAATATGTCCAAAAATCACGTGGGTAGATTAAACTACTCATATGAACCCGGACTAAAGGTACGATACTTCGCTGCTCCCAATCAAGTCATCCAAAGAGCCCTTGAACCGCTGAAAGACGGTTTGTTTAGGGTCCTCAAGAGACTTCCTTGGGACTGCACTTTTCATCAACAGAAAGCTGATGGTTTCATTATATCAGCCATGAGGGCTGGAAGGACTGTTCACACCGTGGACATGTCGAAGGCTACTGATAATTTCCCATGGGAATATCAGAAATCAGTCCTCAACATGGTGATTAATACACGTGACCCGTATACACGGGATGTGGTGGGTTTATTGATAGACACCGTGGAACGCGGCTACTGGCAAATGGATGGCGGAAGAAATCTCCGAAAATTAACCTGGTCTAAGGGGCAACCCTTAGGTTTAGGACCATCTTTTCCTTTATTCGCGTTAACCCACGGACTGGTGCTGTTCTCCCTTAATGAAGGAAGATGGGACCAGAAATTCTTTGTTCTCGGTGACGATGTCATCATACTAGATGATGATTTAGCCGTGAGATATAAGAAATGGCTATCAACGGTAGATATCAAAATATCAACAGCAAAAACCTTCTCCTCTTCGGAGGTAGGGCAGTTTGCTGGGAAGACTTACACACCACAAGGGTCCTTTTGGGTCCCTAAATGGAAGGAATTCACGAAGGATAATGTCTTAGACATTTGTTCTTGGTGGTATCCTGGTTTGTCTGCAGTATTTCCTAAAGATCGTAAATTGATCGATAGGGTACTGTCCTTACCCGCTCCTTTTGGGAACGGTTGGAATCCTGACGGTTTATCGTTTGACGATAGACTGACTGATGATATTATTGATGCAATGCTTGAACGTGAAAAGCTGAATGAAGAGAAATCTTCACCAACTTCGATCGATTGTAGAACGAGCCGTATAAGAACTGCTTTGAAAGAAGCAGGGCTCGATGACGAATGCGTGAAAGACGCAGTCGGCTTCCGTGTTGAAGAACACAGAGCTACGCGTTACTCGAACAGAGTAACGACAAGTATACCGCCGGAGCTCTATGCTCCGGAAACTGAGGTACCGGGATACCCTTTGCGCCGCTTTCGCGGTGTTAAGGTAGATCCCTATTCTAAAGGTACGTTGCACTCATGGAAATCCATGTTTGCTCCGCGACCTAAAGGCCAGGACTAAC